ATATTAATTATACCATAAAATTATTTTGTAAATATTTATATGTCTTGTTTAAATTACATAATAAAAAATCCTGTATTTCTACAGGACTTAAATTAAATTGCACTAAACTCTATGTTTGTATAATGATTAGGATTAGAAGTTGTTGCCGTATCATTACCAATATAAAAACTTCCTGTATTACCAATACTTGCAGTTGTTCCCCATGCCCAAAATACATCCATGTTATCATCTAAATATAAATGAGCCATGTAATTGTCAGCTTCTTTCCACATTTTAATAGTTACAACTGTTGTATTAAGTGTAATTGTGCTAACTGCTACACTTTGACTACTTGAAACGCCTGCAACAACTTTCTTTAAGATGAAATTTCCTGCTTCAACATAAGCAACTACATAATTATTAGCATCAACATAATAACAAAAAGTATTAGTATTATTGCTAGTTCCTGCATAAAATCTACAATAAAATATCCCATCAACAAAGGCACTTATTTCCACCTTCAACCCTGCCAATACTCTATTAACCATATTTCTAGTAAGGTTGAAAGTTCTTAAATCTCCCTCACTATATCCATATCCAACAAAGTTTACATAGTTTGCGTTTTGAACTGAAAAGTCAGGATAAAAACTTCCACCACTCCAAGAATGTATTCTTTGCATAGGATTAGCATAATTGTTATTAAGTGCATCTGCCCTACATACATGTATTGCATCAACATGCATTGCAAAATTAGAGCTAGGTGCAGTACCTATTAATTGAAAAGATATCCCTTTTACTACTGTCCAAACAGGACTACCAACACTAGTAAATGCACTCTGCAATACTTTCATTTCGTTATTAGTATCATTTCCAAGAAGTGAAGCTTTGGTAATGTCATAATAAAAATAGTTTGTCAAAGTTCCTTCTACATCACAACACAACGCAAGCCTTATAACACTACTAGCACTCATATATCCTAAACCCTCAGCCGATATATGATAAAACCATCTAATATAAGCCTTTGTAGTCTCAAACTCAACACTTGATTCTGATATTGTTAGATTTTTATTTGCTGAAAAAACAAAATGCATTCCTGAGTTTGCAACTGAATATATTGCATATTGTCCATATCCATCAAATCCTATAGTACCAGTTGTATTGTTCCATCCACCAGTTTCCCAAGCATCTCCACTAGCACAGTTTTGTATTTCCTTGGTATTAACAGCCCAATAGTAAGGTATATCCATTTTCTTCCCTATAGCTCCCTCAATACCTCTTTCTATTCGATTCAAATTAGTTTTATTTAAATATTCCATTGTTCCGTCGTCATTACTATTAATCCAATGTTTACCTATATACATCTAATCAACTCCTTAAACTTTATATTGCTTAATACTATAAACTATATCACTTTGATATGTAGAATATGCTCTAAGTTCTAAAAATGGCTTATATACTGTATCATATGGATAACTATAATATGCATTTGAAACCCATGCTTCCTTATCCTTAGTATCAAGTGACCCACCAACTGTTATTACTAATTCAGGATCAGAATTTTTCCAAAGAACACAAGTATAATTATTACCATCCCTATAAATTTTCATTGTGCATGTTTGACCTGTTGACAAGCTAAAACTTGCATTATCATGGTATGTATAAAATTCATGAAATCCATTTATACTAATGTGACAAGTGAGAAATCCATTATAATAATAGAATTCTATAAACCTTGGTTTATTTGTTTGCCAGAAGTCAATTTGATTGATTCTATACCTATTTGTTAATGCTCCAATTGTCTTAAAAACTATCTCATACACACAACCATCTTCCATGTAAAAATCTTCACATATTTGGAATTCACCAGTCGTTTTAGTGCCAGTTGAAAAGACTTTTAAACATGAATCTGCTCCACTATAATTACACCAAATTTTACTACTAGCCTTGTACATCTCTCCAGATTTATTATAAACTGCACTTAATAGGTCTGTAGTATCTAGTCCATATTTAACATTAGTTAGTTGCGTTCCCATTGGCTGTTGCATGTTTCCAAAACTATAAGTGTATAAATCATCATGTAATCCATCCCTAACCATCTCTAAACATTCCAACACAAATACTATATTATCTGCTCCGTTTGGATATGTAAAAAAGCTAACGCCTGTTACGTTTGCCCAATCAAAAGTACCAACTTGAATAAAGTTACCCTTTCTAGCATTTATATGAGTCCATCCTTCAATAAATAAAGTATGATCGAAATACATCCACATATAATTAGTTGAAACATCCAAAGCAGTTCTAAACATTATAGCTAGACTGTCTAATTTACCTAGACTATCTTCATCAAGATAAATACTAAATCGAATCCAATCTTCCTCACTAGATGGAAGTCCACAATCAAACTTTGTTAAGTCCATTGTTTTAGTCATGTACATTCCACCCAAATTAGCTTCTACTGAGCAATTAACACCATGAGCACCAGTCAGAGTATGAGCTGTTGAAGCTGAAACAACTCCATCTCCTGACCCTGCATAACTTCCACCTATCCAACCATCTCCAACCATACAGCTAGATATATTTTTAGTATTTCTTTTCATTAAATACTGTGTGTTAATTTCTTTTCCTATTGCTCCTGCAAGTGCATTTTCTATCCTCGAGAAGTCTCTTGTAGTTATAGGCGTTGCTCCTGTTTCACCTTCATTTAACCAAGTCTTAGGTATAAACATTTAATCATTCCCCCTTAAACTCTCTGCATAGAGTCAAGCCTTGTAAATGTTATTTCTTCTGCTGATGTTTTTATATGATGCCATAACATTCTAGACAATAGTATTCCTGTATTCGCTGTTACCGTTGCTGTTGGTGATATGAATATCCCTATTTCCTCTATAGTTCCATTAGCTTCCGTTGTTTGAATAACAAATTCAGTAGCTACAGTTCCAACAGAATAGTGATATGGTTCTACTGATGGACTACATCTAAATGTTTCACCATACAAAGCAGTATCATAATTGCTAATAGCTGTTGAACTGCTTCCAACTGCTAACTTTCTTATCTTTAAGTCGTTATAAGTACTGTAAACTAAGCCTTTTATAAGCTCATCAAGACCATTATTTACTATTCTATTTTTAGCTTTTTCTATCTTTATTTCGCCTGTTTCAACATTCTTTATTTTAATTTCCCATTCACCAGTATAATGTATAGCTTCACTTATATTTACATTTAAATTCTTAATCATTTACTCACCTTCTTGTACTTATTTTTTTCTAATTCAAGTTTAATAAAATCATTATTATTTGTTTCGATTTCAACTTTTTCAAATTGTTCGAAAAGCTTTAATTTTTCAGCTTCTAATGTTTTTGCTATTTCTAATTTTTCAGTTAATAACAAAGCTTCTTTTCTTAGTGACTCACTAGATGATAATAAAAAAGCCCTACAATTAATCATATCTTGTATATCTTTAACAGTCCATTTAACTTGAATTTGCTTAGAAAATTTTAAAACATCAGCAACATTTATATTTTCATTTTTCAATATAACCAACGCATTTTCCAAGTGTGTTAAAAATCTTTCAGACTGCTTTATTTTATTTTCTATCTCTTTAGACTCTATAGTTAGCATATCTTTATTATTTTTTATAAATTGATATTCTTTATATGTCATTTAATCACATCCTTTTATGGTGTTGGTGTTGTTATTACATCACCATCTACACGCTCACTAATGAATTCAAGTATTGTCATTTGTCCTAAGTTTAAAGTATTGCTAGGCTCTAATGTTTCACTTGGAAATACTAAAGTCCTATTATACCCATACAAATACGACGAAAAATTAACCATCTCATTTAATAGTTTCACGTTATATAACACCTCATCCGCTGAAATTTCAAAAGAGTTAACACTTTTAATTATAGTTTTAAAATATTCTTCCCAACCGCCTACACTAGCACCATCCAATGCTTTTACGCTATATTCATAAGTATTACTATTAATTGCCCTAGTAGTAACTGATTCTATTAAGAAATTAGCATCTATATAAAACAAAGGCATATTTACATATATTAACATTCCTGATCTAAGTCCATTTGATATAGTTTTAAATTCAATTTTGTCTTTAACTTCTGCATATTTTTCAAGTAATCCATTTCCAAATTGTTGGGCTTGTTCAGTAGTAACAAGACTTTTTTCCACTGTTAAATTCTCATATATGCCAGTTCCATAGCTTTCTATAACTTGCCTATTACTAATTTCCTCTAAGTTATCAGTAATTATAAATATATTTCTTAATCCATAATATGACATTCTTATTTTATTACTAGTTGTTAAAACTAATTCGGATTGATCTTGTGTTATTATGTTATTATCATAAGAATAATACCACTTCTTTCCTGTATCTAGGTTTAATATTCCTATGTCAGACTGTGCTATTTCATACCAATTACCAGTTGCAAAATATTCAAGTTTAGTAGGTTTTTTTGCTATCTTATATCTGAATACAAAATCTCTGCTTGTTCCATCAGGTTGAGAAGTAGGATATTGGTCAACTTGAAGTGAAGTATAACCTTTTCCACCTCTTATATACTGCCTATTTCTATACTGTTCCATTATCTGAGTAGGTTTAAAATTAAAATGATAAGTACTAGAATCAATATTAAATGGTGCTGAATAATCACCTTTTGTAAAATAATTCAATCTCATATCATTATCAATATTCCAACTATATGAAGGTGATAAGTTAACTAAATAATCCATAGCTTTGCTACATGTTAGATAGGAAAATACACCTTTAGTAATAAATACGCCTGTGCTTATATCTCCTAGAATCACACCTTCTTCCTGTAATATTGGGAATACATAATCTTCAATTATTTCTTTAGCTGTTAAATTTTCAACTGCAAATGCTACTATTCTTCTATCCGCAATTGCTGTATTGTCAACTGCTTCAACTTCACAAAAAATTGTATCTCCTTCTTGATACAAATTAATATGAGATATTAGCCCTCTAAAAATAGTTATAGGATTATCAATGTCATTATCATAAAAATCTATTGTAGCACCTATTTGTATGTTTATAGTTTTTACGGCACTAAAAGATAATGTACTTCTAGTATTGATTCTATCAACAACGCTCCAACCTACTAAAATAGGTGTTGCAACATTATTTATTTCAAGTATTCTACTCATTAATATGCTCCTTCCGCTTTTAATCTTCTAGTTACAATATTCATTATTTCATCAATTGCATCACGATTTAAAAGAGTAGGATTATTAATATTTACTACTATCCCTGAATTAGTCTTATTCAAAGGTGTTACACTTGCACCTTTAGGAAGATTTATTAATTCTGCTCCTTTTTCTCCAACTATAGCCATACCACCACTAGTAATATTTCCCCCATCTGCTAAGTAAGGTATCATACCAACCGATATCCCAACTTTTCCACCACCCATAAATCCGGGCAATGAAAACGACATCTTCCCAATTCTGCTAAGTGCTGAATTAACGACCCCTATCATTGCGTTTAAAGGACTTCTCACAACCATTGGTAATTGTGCTAATACTCCACTAGTTAATTGGACTATACTTTTCCAAGCACTTCCCCAATTTCCAGAAAAAACATTTCTAATAAATCCCATTAATCCATCAAATATATTTATAACTGAGCTAATTTGTCTATTAATTTCATTTACTGCCGATTGAACATTATATTTTATCATTGGCATTATCCAACTAAAAGCACCTAATAGACCACTTAGTCCATTTCTAACTATTACCCAAGTATTATCAAAAGTATTAGCTATTTGAGGTAACCAAGTAGAAAAAGAATTAACAAATTGAGGAAGTATTGATGTCCTAGTATATTCTAATGCACTATTAAATTTTGGCATTACTACAGTTGAGAACCAATTAACTTGATTAGCTACTGTTGGTATAACCCTATTTGCAAAATCTTCTAATGGTGGTGCTAGTCCTCTTGCTGTATCTGCTACCATGTTAAAACTTATTGTTGCTGTCTCTCTAAATACAGGTATGTACTGCTGTCCATATGAATATACTTTATATATAGAATCTGCTAATGATGATAATGCAGGGATAGCATAAGTTGTTATAAATGAACCAATTGTAGACATAACTTCAGCAACTTTTTGCCCCGTACCTTCCATTCTTGAATTAAGTAATGGTAATACAGTTGTTGACATATAGTTAAATAATGGCTGTAATATTTGACCAAATGTTTGAGCTGTATTGTCTCTCAATGTTGACATTTGACCTTCAAAAGTTTTGGACATTTCATCCATACTTCCTGAAAATGCTCCTGTTCCTGTTGTAGCATCAGTTAAAGCTTGCTCTACTTCTGCAAATGTAACAAGTCCATCACTCATTCTTCCTCTTAAGTCTGCCATTGACTCACCAGTACGTCTAGAAATATAATCCAATGGGTTAAATCCTCTTTCTATCATCTGATTGAGTTCTTCACCCATCAAACGACCATTTCCTTTTACTTGCCCAAATGCAGTTGCTAAACCTTGCATTTTTTCAGCGTTTCCCATCGCAATGTCTCCAAGTTGCATTAAATTACCACGAACCTTATCAAGTGATATACCATAATTCAATAACTTTGTTGCACCTTCCGACAAGTCCTTAAGTTCAAAAGGTGTTTTTTTAGCCATTACATTCAAATCATCCATTAATTTTTTAGCTTGATCTGCATCCTTTAAGAATACTTTAAACTTTACTAAGTTTTGTTCCATAGAGTTATTGAATGCCCAACCTGCCTTAGCTCCATTTGTTAATCCACTAGCAATAGTTTCAAATAATTTAGCTCCACCCATAGCACTAAAACCAGTTACAAATGACTTACCTATATTTCCAAGTATTCCACCTGTATCTTTAGCTTTGCTATTTATTGAACTAAGTTGACTATTTACTTTTTTTTCGTCTATTTCAACAGTTCCATATAATTTAAAAAGTTCCATTTATTTACCTCCTTCCTTATTAGTCCTCTCTCTTTTGTCATTATTTTTTATTCTTAAAGAGATATCTATTATTTCGCCTTTATTTAT